TTGATTAAGAAATGCCCAGCAAGAGAAGTATTATTGCAATACTATCCTTGCCCTCATTGTGGTTATTACAAATTACCTTTAAATGAAAAAAACAATAGAACTGGTAGATGCAGAGAATGTTTAATTCCTTTTGCTATTATAGACCACTATGCTAAAGGGCTTTGCAAGAGATGTTTTCAAAGACATTTAAGAAAAAACACCACAAAAATATAGACATTTGTTATTATATGTAGTATGGATAATACTACTAAAGAACAATTAGCACAAAAAGCATTAGGGATAGCGACAAAACAGCTTATTTCTTCAACAGAGTTTAAGAAACCTAGACTGGCTAGGATAGCAAAATATTGGCAACTATATGACGGAAAGACACCTAAGAAACTCCGTCAGTTATTTAATGTTGCTATTCCTATCTTTCCCGGAATGATTGATACCTTAAATGCTCAATACGATGAACCTATAAGACTTGAATTTAAAGAAGGAGACGCTTCTGACTATTTCAAGGTGCAAAAGATAAACGGTGCTTTCCAAATGGAGATAATGGACACCGCCCAAAACAGCAAGTGGGATAGCAAACTAAGAATGACAAGGAAGCACGCTATCATTACAGGTAGAGGGATATTAAAATACACAGTTGAAAGCGACCCTGAATATAAATCAAGATTAGAAGTGGTAAATCTAAAGAACTTCCACTTCCAACCACGAGGAGGCAAAGACTTAGAAAATCACTTATTCTGTGGAGAAGAAGATATTGAAAAGACAGAAAGTGAACTAAAAGCAGGTGCAGAAGCAGGAACATATAACAAAGCACAAGTAGATAAACTAATAACTAACTGTAATGACAGCAATTACTACCCAGAGGGAGGAGAAACAATGCAAGACAGACTTTCAAGGTTCAGACCACTAGGACTAGATCCTGATAATCAATCTTATGTAGGGGAAAATGTGTTTAAGATAGCACAATGGATTTTAAATATTAAAGGAGAAAGGTGGCTATTAGTATTTCACCCGTGGTCACAAACTTGGTTAAGATTTGAGAAATGGAAAGATATAGACAGTTCTGGACTATATCCGTGGTTTTCGTATGCAACACACGAAGATGATGAGAACTTCCTTTCAAAGAGTTATGCAGATGACTTATACCCGTCAGCAGATGCTATCGTGGCTATGTTCAACCAAGAACTAACCAACAGAGAAAAGAGAAACTTTGGAGCAAGAGCCTATGATAAAGATATGTTCAAAGATGTTAGGAAACTAGACGAAGCACAACACCGACCTGATGCTTTAGTCCCGGCAGATACGAGACAAGGGCAAAGAAGACTATCAGAAGGGATATTTGAGTTTAAAACAGGCGAATTAGGAGGAACTATTAACTTAATTGACTGGATTAACGGCACAGTAGGAAGAAGCACAGGAGCAAATGACTTATCACAAGGTTCAGTCCAAGAAGTATCTAAAAAGGCTTCCGTTACTTTTGCAGAACAGAAATCAGTATCTAAACGAATAGGCTGGGCTTCTCAACCATTCCAAGAAATGATGGCAGGACTAGGAAAGGCTTACATCTATGGATTAAAAGAACATATGCCGTCTAAAATGGCTATTAGATTATTAGGAGAAAATGGAATTGACTGGGGAGAGATAACACGAATGGACTTAAACACTTCAAAAGATGTAGATATTCTTATCGTTTCAACTGATAAGCAGATGATAGAAAGCGATATGAAGTCTAAAAAGAGAGTAGAAGCATTATCTTTACTAGCAGAAAGCCAAAACATCAATTCAAAGAAAAGAGATGAAGAAATCCTTAAAAATGCAGAATATTCAGACCAAGAAATAGCAGAATTTATGGATACTAAAACTTATAATGATAAAAAGGCATTAGCCAAGGCGTCAGTAGGAATTACAGAGATATTAAGAGGAAAAGAACCAGAGATGTGGTTTGGAGCAAACACAGCCTTTATGCAGAAGATTGTTGATTATGCTAATGATAATCGTGTTACCTTAAAAGAGAAATACGATACTTTGATTGACTATGCTATGGCTCACAAAGACATTGTAGCAGGTAATATGGAGAGAAAAGCCAACGAAATGGCTAACGAACTAAACCAACAAGACGCACAAGCAGGATTAAACACCCCACAAGAGAGTGAAGCAGTAAACGAAGGAGTGCCGGGTGGAATTAGTCGTGCAATGCAAATCAGTGAAATAGGACAATAATATGAATGATAAATTAAACAAATTAAAAGAAATATACCTTGCTGATGATGTAGACAGCGAAGACAGAGAAACTAACCTTATTGATATTAAGAACTGGGAAAGCGAACTGATTAAGAACAAAAACCTGTTAGGTTGGCAAGAACACGATGTAACCCAAGGAATTATCAAGAAAGCAAAGGAAAACTACAAAGACTTATCAATGAGATTAGTAAACGAACGAGAAATTACAGAAGCACAGAGATTATCAATATATTCAAGGCAAGATGCAATGTTATGGCTTATCTCTTTAGCAGAAGATAACCCAAAATCAGCATTAGAGCAAATTAACAACAATATAGCAGTAGCATTAAAGCAGTAGGTCGAGCATTATCAACCAATTAAACAAAATTATGCCTAAAAAGAAAAAAGAAGTTAAAGAAGTAGAAAAGAAAGTTGAAAAGGAAGTTAAGAAAGAAGCACCAAAGGAAGTTAAAGAAGATGTCATTAGAATTACTTTCAAAGGAGGTTTCAAGGAATTTTCAGAAAAAGTAGATGGTGCAGACTATAAGAAGTTAGCAGATGAGTTCTTTAAAAGTTTTAAATAAAGAGTTTGACCTAAACAAGTCTTAAAACTATTTTTCCGCCCCTCGGGATTTTACAGAGGGAAAAGTTATAGGTCTTAAACCTATTCTCACGAAATGAGATATAAACATTCATATGAGTAAAGAAGAAGAACAATACAAGGCAGAGTTAAAAGCCGAAGGTGTTGATGTAGAAGAGGAGAAGAAAACAGAAGAACCTGTTGAAGAAACTCCAAAAGTAGAGGAGAAACCAAAGGAGAAAACTCCGGAGGAAGAACCTAAAGAAGAGGAGAAGAAAGAATTTAAGAAGAGGTCTATCTATGATGAATATAAGGACAAGAAGTCTGAATTGAAGTCAGAGAAAGAACTCCGAACAAAGTTTGAGACAGAAAACACAGAACTTAAAGAAAAGTTGGAAGCATTGAAAAATGCTGATACTAAGGAAGAAAAGAAAGAAGCTTTAGATGATATTGATGAGTTAGCAAAGGAAATCAATGCTGACCCTGTATATCTTAGAAAGTTAAAGACTATTTTTCTAAAAGATGTTAAACCAACTAATGATGAAGCCTTACAAAAGGATTTAGCAGAATTTAAGAACTGGAAAACTCAAAATTCACAATTACTTATAAAACAGCAATTTGATGCAGAGTTTGAAACAGTTTTACCTCAGATTAAATCAGACTTCCCTAAAGTTACTGATGAAGAATTGGAAGATATCAAGAATTCGTTAGACGAGATATCTCACACAGAGGAATTTCGTGATAAAGAACTTGATTATATAATTTTCAAGAAAAAAGAAGAGCTAACAGCTTTAATATCGCCTAAGAAAAAAGGAATGGAAACAAAAGAGAAAAAAGACATAGAAGTAGATAACTTTGTCTTTGACCCTAATGCAGACATTACCAAATTATCTACTCCTGACTTTGTTAAGTGGGAAAAGGCATATAAAAAGTTCACAGCTTCATCAGAAGAACTTGTAATGGACAATAAAAGTGGAAAGATGATTATTTAAAGACTTTCTGACCCTAATATTATTAACTTATTACTAATTTTATTATCATGTCAGATACAAACACAATGACACTGAAGACCGTTTTTTCAGCGGAATATCAGATGTCGCATTACAGAGAACCTGTATATCAAGTATTTGCTGATACTCGTTTAGAAGCACAATTAACGAAAGGTGCAACCGCCGCTCGTTCTTATGCTTCAGACATTTCAGTAAATGATGTTGGAGATGATGGTTCATATTCAACACAAGCAATTTCAGATAATCAAGAAACATTAACAATCAGTTCAGAGAAAGAAGCATCCGTTTACATTAAGGATTTGGAAGCTCTACAAGCTCACCTACCATTGAAACAAAAGTATGGTAGAAAACTAGCCAATGCTCTTATCAATCAAATTGATGGAGATGTGTTAGGAGCTTTGTATGCAGGAGCAGGAACAAGCCTTGATGACGGAGACTTTGGAGGAACTTCAGGAAATGGTATTACTCTTACAGTTTCAAACATTGCAACTGTATTCGTTACAGCAAAGCAAAAATTAGGTTTGAAAAATGTTCTTAAATTCAATAAATTTAAGAGCGCTGCAGGAATGAAACTAGAATTTCCTTCAGGAATGCCAGCAGCAGCTATTTCAACAGAAATGCTTTCTTACATTGAACTTTACTTAGGTGGTAAAGATACTTTGTTAGGAGACCAAGTTTCAAGAAATGGTTACGCAGGATACTTTATGGGATTTGAATTGTTCGTAACTAATGCTTTACCTTGGACAGCCACTTTAGCTTGTGCAACTATTGCGTCAGATACTAATACCGTTGTAATCAACGGAGTAACCTTAACTGCTGATGAAGATGGGGGAGCAACTGGAGCAGGACACTGGTCAATTCAAGGTTCAGCCGACCTATGTTGGGCTCAATTTACTTCTTTGGTAAATGGAGACGGAACACCAGGTGTAGATACTTACATCGCTCTTTCAACAGCAAATAGGAACTTGTTGAAAAACATTACAGCAGTTCATTCAACTTCGTTAGATACAGTCATTTTGACTGGTTATGGTTGGGGAACGATTGTAGTGTCCGAAACATTGACTGACGGAACGGACGGTTTTACAACTGGCAAACAATGTATTCACCCAATTTTCGGACTTTCTAAATCAATTTCACTTGTTATTCAAAAAAATCCTAATCTAAAAGAAAAGGATAAAACAGGTTACATTGGTTCAGACTTCGTGGCTTGGACTGCTTACGGTATGAAAGTATTCGTAGACCAAGCACCACAAATTGTAGAACTTGCAGTTAATTCAGCAGCATTCACAGCCGCTGCAACAACTGTAAATTAACAACTAACTAATAACTATTATGACTAATAAAACTAAAAATGTATTGTTTGTTGTAGCAGGAGTAATAGTTGGTTTGTTATTCGCTACAATGTTTGGGGGAAGTAATACAGGAGGAGTTTATAGCAATGTGCAAAAAGACTTCTCCGAGGGAATTTCAGTTGATGGAACAGTAGTAATTGACGGCAGTGGAAACATTGACGCACCTATTACTTCCACAACAGGAACATTCTCAGGTACCTTAACAGTTGGAGATGATGTAACTGTAACAACAACAAATACAGCTACATCTACAATTGAATTTGGTTGTTGGGACTCTTATGCAACATCAACAGATACTGCAGTTAGACTTTCAGCAACATCAACAGGTACTGCTATATGGGTTTATGGGTCTTGTTCAGACTTATAGTGTCCTAACTCAGGGGATAATATCCCTTGGGATTAGGACATTAACAATTATTAAACTAATTAAAAATAAAATGATAAATGCAAACAATTTAAAATATACAGCAGCAGCCGCAGCTAATGTTGTAATAACAGCAAAGAAAGCAATTTTAGAGGGACTTATTATCGGAGCAGATGTAGGTTCATCGGTAATAGAAATTTCAGACAGTGCCACAGACGGAGACGGAAATGTTGTTATCTATCTTGCAGGTAGCACCCTTTCAACAACAACAGGAGGTTATCTTAAAATAGGAGCAGTATTTGAAAATGGGATAACTATGGATATAACAAACCAAACTCACATTACAGCAGTTTGGAAACCAACGGTTTAATTAAAAAATTATTATGAATTTACTTCCTCAAAAAGAATTCACAGTGGTTCGCCAAATTAGTAACCACATAGACACTAACGAATATTTTGTCAGAGCGGTTATTAGATATGCTTACACAGATACACTAATAACCAATCTTGATTTAGACTTAAAAGGAGACCAAAGATATTCAAAGAATTGGCAAACCCCAGCAGATGTATCAGGACAAGGAACTTGGATTTCAATAGTTACTTCTGTTTATACCGACAGTGGCCATACAACCAAATCAGAAAATTACGGTGATGAAGTAGATACTTATTTAGTTCGAGATGATTTATCTCCAGCAATGAAAGGTTGAGGTGGTGGGTTAGACACAAGAACAACAAGGCGGATTATTTCAGAAGAAATAGAGAAAATTAAGTTTCCTAAACAAGAAAAAATCTCAATTCCAAAGCAAAAAGAATATGGTGATAAATTAAGTGAATTATCTAAAGGATTAAGTGATATTAAGTCCCTAGTAGGTGCTTTACCAACCGAAAACACTAATCTAAGCCCTGTTGTAACAAGACTTAATGAATTGTCGCAAGAAGTAAAAACAAAGCCTATAACACCGATTACAGACCTTAACCCTGTTTTGAAAAAAGTAGAAGAAGTTGGCAGATTTGCAAAGACTTCGGAAGACTCAGTCAAAGAAGCTCTAACAAGTGGAGTGTTTACAGAAATGGTAAATAAACTTTCAGATTACTTTGAAAATGGAATGACAGACAAACTTAATGAGATTATAAGTAAAACTTCATTCAATATAGGACAATCTAATGCAACTTTGAATGTAGATAAAAAAGAAGAACCAAAACAAGAAAAACAACCTTTTAATATTAACAACCTAGCAAAATAATATTATGCTTGAAACTGGAAAAAGTTTAACAACATTTATAACTTCACTAAACGGAGAAGCAACTATTGACGCTACTCTTTTAGATGTTTTAGTTGATAATGCCAAAGCCATTATAGAAGAAGAAAGGCCTTGGGAAGTTTTAAGAAAAACAGACAGTTCACTTTCAGTAACCACAGCAAATACTTGGGAAACAGAGATTGATATGTCTTCAATCACAGACTTTTCAAGATTTTATGGAGAATTACCTATAAAACTCTTTGACGGCACGAATAGAATTAGCGAATTTAGACTAATCCCTTTTGATAGACGATTAGAATACAAAGATGTAGGAGGAACTGCTTGTTATGATGAAAATGGAAAGATTTTATACTTAAATGGAAAAGTAACATTCAATGGAACACTATATATTCCATATATGGCTACATCAGGAGCGATAGACTTAACAAGCGATAATGCAGTCTGGACTTCATTTCCTTCAAGGTTCTTACCTATTCTTGGATATTATGCTATTACAATTCACGGCGGAGCAATAGACTATGACAGTATAAATAGACAAATGTCCCCAGAAAGAAAAGAAGTTTTCAATGCTTTAAAAAATAGTATGGAAACTTGGGATGATGCCAAACAAAATAATTCTTTACAATATAACGACCCCACAGACGGGTTCAAAAGAACAGATGTAATAGATAGATATAATGATTAACGATTACCAAATCAGCAACTTTTATGGGCTAAACACCTATATAAAAGACATAAAAGCCTTAAAGAAAGGATATTCTCCCGATAGTAAAAATTGGTTGTCTTTAACAGACCACATAGAACTAAGACGAGGATATGCTAAATTGCACGAAACAGAAGTAGAGGGCAATGGAAAAATCACAGGCTTGGGAGTAGGTATCAAATATGACGGCACCGAAATTCCTTTTTATTCTTATGGGAGAAAACTTAACTATTACGATGTAGATACAGCAGACACGATTGAAATAGGAACAAATACTTTACCAGTAGGAGCAGACGGTGATGATGTTTGGGTTCAACCTTATCAAGCCTTAGCAGGTTCTTTTGTTTATCTTGGTTCAGTAAACTCTTCCATTTATAAAATACCAGTAGCAAATTCAGGGAGTGCAGTAGACCAAAATGTTGGTTCTTACCGCTTTGGAGTATTTCATATAGGACAAAATAGAAGTTTTGCAGGACAAAGACAAGGCGACACAGCAGGGAACGAAGATAAAACAGGACTTTACCTTTCTTACATAGATAAAGACGAACTTTCAGACTTTACTATTGTGAATGATGAAGCCTACGACACAGGCGACGGCACAGAAAAGACTTTTGCACACGATTTAGACGATATTACAGGAAAAAGAACTGCAATGTATATTTCCGTAACAGACGGAACAGAAACTTTCAAAGATGACAGAAATGGCTTAATGGTTGGGGATAAAGGGGGGACAGGAACAGTAAACTATGCAACTGGAGCAGTTTCAGTAACTTTTGTTACAGCACCAACTAACTTACAAGCGATAACTTGTAATTATTATTGGGAAGATGCTACTTCTGCCGGACTTTTAGATTACACAGGTGGAGCAAACGGACAAGGCAAGAGTTTTAGACAAGATGACGGAGGAGGTAACTTACAAGCAATTTTTAATATAAACACAGTAGAGTATTGTTTCCACTTACTAAAGACTTGGCAATTTCAATCAAGTTTAGACGATACAGATAGCACAAACTTACCTTATAGGAATGTTGGAATACCTTATCATCGTTCAGCCTTTCAAGTTCCAGACGGAATTATCTTTGCAGACCTTTCAAGTTCAAATGAGCCTAAGTTCAGAAAAATGCAGGTTATGACAGGCACAGGAATAGCCACCATTGAGCCAAAATCAATCTCTGACGCATTAGACCTTTCAAGTTATGCTTTTGACTATTGTGTAGCATTTCGCTGGGGAGATTACGAAATATTCTGTGTTCAAGAAAAGAAAAACGGAACAGCAAGTGAGTTCAATTCAATAATGTATGTCAGGAACACAGTATCAGGGGCTTGGGATAGATTAGATTATTATGCTTCTGTTTTAGCAGAATACGGAGGGACTTTACTTGCAGGAGATAGTATTTCAAATAATGTATATACATATTTTTCAGGTTGGGACGATGACGGAGAACTAATTCCTAATTACTGGACTTCAAGTGATTTAGACCTTAATTCAGATCATTTGAAAGTATGTAGAAGAATGGTAATTTCTGGCTTAATTCAAAGAGACCAAGATATTAAAGTTTCAATGAGTTATGACGGTGGGGACTTTGTAGATGTTCAAATCATTGAAGGAGATGGCAACTATGTATCAACAGGACAAAAAGTATCAATAGGAAGCACGACGATTGGCTCTAAAGTAATTGGAGGAGGTGGAGATAGTGAAGCGTCTCCATTTACGGTGGACTTCCCATTAAATAGTGATAAATTCATTTATGCAAGAATTAGAGTAGAAGCAATCGGGATTGGCTTCGCACAGATTAACGATTTTACATTCAAGGATGTGAGGGACAAAGGCAAGAAGAATTTACCAAATAGAACAACTTAATGCCACAAAACATTATCAATATAATATAATAATAATAATGAGAAAACTATTAACACCAACAATAATATTTCTAACAGCCCTGATTTTAACTTATTCAGGTGCTACATACTTGAATAAACCAATAGAACCAGTAGGAATAGCACTACCACAAGCAGTCGCTATTTTTGAGACTTCTTTACAGACAGGGATTACTTCATCAGCAACCTCAATGACCTTAACCGCCAACTCTATCAGGGGTGGTAGTTCACTTTCAGGATTTAACTGCGTTACGGTAGATGAAGGTTCAAGTAATGCGGAGGTTATCTGTGGAACAGTGTCAGGCACAGCAGTAACTGGAATGACAAGAGGTATTTCATACGAAGACGGCGAAACAGAAGTAGCAGGAAATAAGTATTCTCACAGACGAGGAGCTTCTATAAAAATAACTGACTTTCCTATAATTCAAAGATTAAAAGCACAAAACAACGGTGATAGCACTTTTGTAAACCAACTAACTTATGAAACTGCATTAACACCGACAGACGATGCAGATATTATTTCTAAGAAATATGCAGATGATTTAGCGATTGCAGGAAGTCCTGATGCTTCTCTCACAGTCAAAGGTTTAGTTGAAATGGCTTCACAAACAGGTATGGCTTCCACTTCCGTAGCAGGAACAGGAGATACTTCAGCTTGGTTAGCTTTATCAGCGACTTATGCAACATCAACACCTTATGTTAGAGGACTTTATATACCAGTAGCAGAAAATGACGGATATTTAAGTCAATTATGGACAAGGTTATCAGATGCTTATACTTGGACAGGTGCTCATATATTTTCAAGCACAGTAGATATTTCAGGATTATTTACAGCAACAGCCACTTCAACAATGGCGACAACAACGATTGCTGATTTGACAGCAACTAATTTAACAGTTAGTGGAACTCTAACAGGAGTAGCTTCAACAACCGATATTCAAA